TTCTGCTACTTTATTAAAATCCATCTCCTCGGCAGGTGTAGCCTCAAAGCCAGCCGCTTTCATAAGCCAGCTAATAAGATTCCTAAAGGCTTTGCCTGTGGCTCTAGTCTGAGCCATGGATAAGATAGCATACTCATCCCATTGCCTTTTGTTGGCCTCTTTATTAGAGCAGATGGCAACACCTTTAGAGATAACCTCGTTAGTGCCCCATTTGCAGATATTCACCTCCGCTAAGTACTTAACCTCTGTGTCGGTCGAGTGATTAGAGATGTAATTCAACTGAGGGTAAAGGCCGAGCTGCGCTCCCGCCCATTGCCAGGACTCCACTAAGGGATATTCCTTGCCTTTGATGTTTACGGTAAGCTTTTGCTCTTTTACAAATCGTTTGAGTTCGCTTGCTAGTTGCAAGGATTGTGCTGGCTGCGCCAGATCGTAGGTGATTAAATCGTTTGACATGGTGGGTTTATTAAATCGTTTCGGATAACATAGAGCCCAAGTTGTTTGGGTTCTCCTCGTTTTTATTTACAAATAAAGGTAAGGGGAATTTGCGTTCAAACTCTTTTGCTGGTATTTTCTCATCTCCGACAAGGTAGTAACCTTTGCCATCTGAGTCAATACGAAAAGGGGTAAATTGTCTGATATACTTGTTTCTAACATACTCTGCTGCTGTCATTCTAAAATAGTTGTGAACCGCTGCAATCCATTCGTTGTAGTCTCGCATCGGGTGGGTGGGGTAAGTGGTTTTCATGTGTAGAATTTAAGAGGTAAAAAATGCCCCAATGTAGAAACATCGGGGGTAGATTGCTTGCCATTAATCATGGGCTAAGCCCATAATATCATTGACCTTATATTGGTTAGGTTTGTAACTAGGATTAAAAGTTTTGATGCCAGATTCAAGTCCATAAGATATTCCGGTGTGAAACATAATAAGGGCAATCGATTCGGCATCCATCCACTCCTTAAATGTTAAACGGACTCCAGTTTGGTCATCATACATCTTGTCGGTAGGCTCAAATAGTTCTGCTTGATAATAGCCAGCTCCAGATTCAAAGATGTGGATGGCTCTGTCTTTTGATGTGATTAGGGTAATTGTCATGGCTGTGGTTTTGATTATTGGCAAATGGTGTCTTGTAAAAGGCCTATCACATAGGCAACTGCTAATAAAGCGAGTAAAAGTTTGAGTGGTGCTTTCATGGTTAAATCGTTTGGTTATGGATGCAAGATAATACACTTTTACACATTAACCAAAAATATTTTTAATTTATTTTTATTTGCCTATATTTGTGGTATGGAAAAGCAGAAACGAGGTAGGAAGCCAAAGCCTGCACATCTGAAAGTGCAAATGGTGGCCGCTTATCTAACAAAGGAACAAAAGGAACTGATTTACAAAGAGTTCGGTAACTTAACAAATGCGGTTAAATATCACATTTTAAGCAAATTCAATGGATATCGTGATAGCTCTGGGAACTGGCAGCCGGTGGATGGACAACGAGCTGAGGTATGCCCTACGGTCGATTGATAAGCATCTAAAAGGCCATACTGGTAGAGTCTTACTAATAGGTCAAAGGCCTAAATGGGTAAAGAATGTTGATCACTATGACATATCAGATGTGCCAGGCCGCAAGAACTTTAGCATCTTTCAAAAGATATTGACTGGCTGTGAGATGACCAATACTGAGGATTTTATATTCTGGAATGATGATCACTTTTTACTAAAAGACCTCCATGTCAACCAATTTAGATACTGGTATGATGGGCTTTGCAAGCAATGGGCTGAGAAAGCCACTGGGTTATATAAACGAGCCATCACAAATACAGCCAATCTGCCGGGCTGCAATGACCTTTATACTGACATCCATGTTCCTATTGTTTACAATGCAAAAGAGTTTGGCAAGCTGCTAGACCTAGATTGGAAGCAAGAGTATGTCATTAAATCGGCTTACACTAAAAACATGGAAAGCGGTTTTGAGTACATGGCTGACCTTAAACTAAACCAGCAATACAATATAAGTACTTGGATGGGCAAATTGCATAATCGCTTATTCTTTAGTATTGGGTCTTATGCTGTCAATGCTGATTTTAAGATAATGATGGAAAAGCGATATTCTAGGAAATCACAATACGAGAAATGAGAATATTTATACAAAGCCCAAACATTAATAGCCGACATGGTGGCATCAGAGTCATCAATGAATGGGCTAATAGATTAGAATATTATGGCCATACTGTTATTTTATATAATCAAGCTGGCCCAGTTCGGTGTGATTGGATGACCATAACTTGTAAGATTGTAAATACCACTAACTTACTTGCAAGTTCAGATTTATTAATCGTAACGAGCCCACATGGTGCTTCTTTGTTATACAAGGACAAACCAGTAAAAAAGGTAGTCTTTTTACAAATGTTAGAGCATCTGTTTAACATAACCAACAAGGCATTTTTTGATAGTTGCTTTACCCTATACTCTACCAAATATCCCCTTATCTCTATTAGCCAGTGGAATATCAGAATATTACAAAACACCTACAAAAGGAAAGGACCTATATTTTATGTAGGCAATGGAGTAAATCTGGAAGACTTTACCATAAGCGATAAACCTAAAGAGGGTAGAGTAGCCTTATTGGAATCTCCAGAGCCAACTAACATGGCTAAAGACACAGAAAAGATTGCAGTGCAAGTAGCTAAAAATCTGAGAGAAAAGGGATGGGCAATTAAGGGATTTGGCTTAAAGAAGCCAGTAGATAGAATCTATTCTGAATATCACGTAAAGCCAGACCTTGCTACTATGAATAGGTTATATGAGGAGTCAACCATAATGATTAAGGCTACTAAATATGATGCTAGGTCCACTGCCCCTTTAGAAGCTGGCACAAAGGGTACGGTAACTATACGATCTATAATAGATGGGGATGATGACCTTAATGAGTCTAATAGCTTTAAGACCGGTTACTCTTATGACAAGTTATTTGATGCAACAATGTTTGCCATAAATCATCCAGACCAATTAAAAGAAAAGTCTGATAATATTCGCAAATACACCCAGACTTATACCTGGGATTATTGGATGGATAAAATCAATCAAATCTTATGCAGCTTATAGTCGGATGTGGTCCTAATTGGCCTAAAAGAGAAAATGACATCTTTTTAGATGTAAGACCATTTGACAATGTCGATGTGGTTCACGACCTTAATATAACCCCTTGGCCTTTCAAAGATAACAGCATGACAGAGATATCTGCTATTCATGTGGTAGAGCATCTAAATAGTCTGCTTGACTTTATGAATGAAAGCCATAGAATACTACAAAAAGGGGGTGCATTATACATAGAAACCCCAGAAGCAGGTGCAAACCCAGACTTGCAGTTTGCTGACCCAACTCATGTCAGATGTTACCGGAAGCATACTTTCATAAACTATTTTACCTTATCTGAAGCTCATAAATTTGGCTACACTGACAAGCTCTGGGCAATCATGCACATAGATACTAAAGATGGAAACCTTATTGTCCACTTAACACCTATAAAATGAGAATCTTAATTGTTGCCCTAGAATATTTAGAGCCAGAATGGCAAGACACCTTAAAATGTATTGAGGAAACTGGCTTACCTTATGAGATAGTCAGTAGGGATGGAGTAGGCAATATGTCTAGGGCTTACAATACAATACTAATGGACCCTACTTGGAAGGCTGACTATTTATGGTTTGTAAGTAATGTAACCTTCAAATCAGAAATGCCTTTCGAGCTTGCAATGGCTTGCGAGAGACTAGGCTGGGCTGGCATTCATCCGGCTATGCCAACCTCAGATCACAAATTCCAATGGCCTAATGGTAACGAGCCGAAAGAGACACCTTTTATAGAATGGACCGCCCCGATGGTTAATGCTGACGTATTTGCAGAACATCCTCTTGATGAGATGCTGCCTTATTACTACATGGACCTTGATTGGTGCCATCGGGTCAAGCCTAAAAAGGTAGGTGTGCATCATAACCAAGTCATCGGGCATACCTATCTAAGAAATAAGCAAGAGCATCCGATTGGACAACTCAGAAAGCAGCTTAGAAACTACTGGACCCCTATTAGTCAAAGGCACATGCTGCAAAAATGGGGTAAAGACTGGCAACAAAAACTTTGGCCTAAATAAAACAAAATGACAACACTAGAACTACATGGAATTTATCATGAACTTGCCTTTTGGCAGCAATTTGTAAAGACCGATCGATTCCTAAAGGGATGGGTAGGTAAAGTTAAAACCCCAGAACTTAATCAAGAGGTGGCAGACTTTATCAAAAGTGTTCCACATGATACAGTCTTAGATGTCGGCTCGGGAGTCTGCTCAATACTAAATGGGTTAGTAAATGTAACCGCTTGCGACCCTTTGGGAGACCTTTACAAGCTAGTCTTTGACTTTGAACGGCATAAGCTAAAAGCTCCACTACCCTACCCAGCAGAGGAGTTGCCCTTTAAGAATGAGTTTGATATAGTCCACATCTCAAATGCCTTAGACCATACTCAAGAGACCAGAAAAGCCTTGGATTTATTATTACAAGCAGTTAAGCCTGGAGGTTATCTAATTGTGCAAGGGTTTTTTAACGAGGCAACCCATGAGAACTGGCAAGGTTTCCATCAGTGGGATATATCATTAGATGATCATGGCTGCATGGTTATCTTAGGCAAGAAGTCAAAAACCATTATTGCATGGCCTCCACATAAGTTTGCAACAGTCAATTTATTAGGTCGGGATTGGTATTATTGGATCATAAAAAAATAAACATGGTAATCTGCTGTGATATTGATGGCTGCTTAACAGATGGCAAAATCTGGGTGGACCATCAGGGAAATATAATTAAGTCCTTTAATAATAAAGACATTGGAGCCATAAAAGAGCTAATCTCTATGGGCTATCAGGTCCATTTAGTAACCGCAAGTTCATGGCCAGGTGCAGAGGCATACCTTAGAAGGTCAGGGGCACAATTGCATATTATACGAAATAAAGAGACTATCCCTTTTGACTACCAGATAGCCATTGGAGACTCAGCATGGGATATCCCTATGTTATGTAAGGCAAAACACTTATTTTGTCCAGCAGATGCATCTTTAGAGGTAAGGTGTCTAGATGGTGTCCATCCACTAATGACACCCGGAGGGCAAGGAATTATGCTTGAATTGGTCCGCATACTTAGTCGATGGGGTACAGATGTTGATAAGTTATAACACTTAGATTTGGTAGATTCAAAAATTTTTCGTATATTAGGGGGTGAATAAAGGGTAAAAAATCAACGAGCCTTCAGTCCTTCGGGGTTGAGGGCTTTTTTGTATAAGCCATGCCACAGATTCAGACCACAGCAATAACTGAAATAAGGCTAAATAAAGACAATCCCAGGGTAATTAAGGATGACAAGTTCAAAAAACTTGTAAAAAGCATCCAAGAGTTCCCACAGATGTTGGAAATTAGGCCGATAGTTGTAAACGACGAAATGGTCGTTTTAGGCGGCAATATGAGGCTTAAGGCTTGCATAGAAGCTGGACTAAAAGAAGTGCCGATAATAAAGGCAAGTTCTTTGACACCCGAACAACAGAAAGAATTTATCATCAAAGATAATGTAGGCTTTGGCGAGTGGGAGTGGGATGTGCTGGCTAATGAATGGGATGTAGAAAAGCTAACCGATTGGGGTTTAGATATTCCTAATTACGAAGCAAAAGTATTAGAGGCTGAGGAAGATGACTTTGAAGTACCTGAAACGGTCCAGACTGACATAGTTTTAGGCGATTTATTTGAGATAGGAGAGCATCGCTTGCTTTGTGGAGATAGTACGGATAGCGACCAAGTGGCAAAGCTAATGAATGGCGAAAAGGCTGATATGGTATTTACAGATCCTCCCTATGGAATAGATATTGTTGGAAATAATGGAAAGGTAGGAGGAGATAATAAAGCAAAAAATGGAGTTTATAGCAAGGTTATTGCTGATGATACAACAGATACTGCAAAAGAATTTTATCAAACTTGTATAAGTTTAGGATTTGAAAACTTTATAATTTGGGGAGGGAATTATTTTACTGATTTTCTTCCATTTAGTTCGAGTTGGATAATTTGGGATAAAAGAGGAGATATGAATAGCAATAATTTTGCTGATGGCGAAATGGCTTGGTGTAGTTTTGAAACAAGAGTTAGGATTTATAAGCAGATTTGGAATGGAATGATTCGTGAAGGAGAAAAAGATAAAAGAGTTCATCCTACACAAAAACCTATTAAAGTTTTGTCTGATATTATAAATGATCAAATTAAAGGTAATTTTTTATTTGATGGATTTTTAGGTTCTGGCTCAACAATGGTAGCAGCACATCAACTTAAAAGAAAGTGCTACGGAATGGAATTAGACCCTAAATATTGTCAGGTAATAATTGACCGAATGAGAAAGCTAGACCCTAGCCTAATCATCAAAAAAAACGGAGTAGTTACGGAATATGCCATTTGAGAAAGGTAAAAGCGGTAACCCTGCCACTCAGTTTAGTAGTGAGAACCAGCCAGAGAAGAACGGCAGGCCCAAAAAGCTGCCCAAATTAGACGAGTTATTAGCCGATGTACTTGGAGAAGATAAAGACGGAATTGAGGCCGCTAAAGCTATTTTAATGGCTTTAAGAGCCAAGGCAGCCAAAGGAGATGTGAGGGCTGCTGAAGTGTTGTTGGATAGGGCCTACGGTAAGTCAAAACAAACTGTGGACCTTAATCATTCGGGTGGTGTTAATATAATATTTGAAAAGGCTGCCGATGAGGACAGTCAAAGTTAAATATACAAATGTCTTTGAGAGAAACAAGGAAGCCTATGATTTTCGGAAATACCGGGTTATCGCTAACCAAGGTTCTACCAGATCAGGCAAGACTTACTCGATAGGACAATTAATAGCTCTTTACATACCGCACAAGGAAAAGGTTACTATTTCGGTGGTTAGTCCATCCTTACCCCATCTTAAGAGGGGTGCTAGGCGAGATATCCTAAAGATACTCGAGGATGCTGGCATCTACTCAGATGATAACTTTAACAAGACCGACAATGTCTACCACTACCCTAATGGCTCATATATAGAGTTCTTTGGGGCTGAGGACTCGGGTAAGGTAAGAGGACCAGGGCGAGACATACTGTATATAAACGAGGCTAATCTATTGCCTCACTCGATTTACCAGCAGTTAGCTCTAAGAACCAAGCAGACCATCTTCTTAGACTTTAACCCAGTCGATGAGATGAGCTGGGTGTACGATGTCGCTGACAAAGAAACTAACCTCTTAATCCACTCAACCTATAAAGACAATCCTTTTCTGCCAAGTGAGCAGGTACAAGAGATTGAAAGTCTGAAAGATGCAGATGAGAATCTTTGGAAGGTCTTTGGGTTGGGAGAAAGGGGTAAGTCATCAGAGATAATTTACACACACTGGAGACCGGGTTACTTCCCGGACAGTTGTGAAACGGTTTATGGCTTAGACTTTGGCTACTCAGTACCAACTGCTTTAGTAAAAGTAGGGTTTTACGAAAGTCAGACATTTGTAAAGGAGATGCTTTACGAAACTAAGTTAACAACCACCGATTTAATAGAAAGGTTAAAGATCTTAGACATTAAAAGGTCCGATGAGATATTTTGTGATGCTGCTGAGCCTAAGACTATCGAGGAACTGGTTAGGGCTGGGTATAATGCCAAGCCAGCCGAAAAAGATGTCTATGCTGGCATCCAAAAGGTAAAAAGCCAGCCATTGATAGTATCACCTGACAGTAGTAACCTAATGAAAGAGATTAAGTCCTACAAATGGAAGGTTGACAAAGATGGCAAGGTCCATCCAGATGAGCAGCCAGTTAAGATGTGGGATCACCTTTGCGATGCGATGCGGTATGCAATATATACAAAACTAAACAAGCCTAAGTTCGAGGTGATGGCTTGGTAAAATAAAGAAAGTGGGCAGAATACAAGATGCGTGGGATGCGTTAACTAAGAAGGCGGTGCCAATGATGCCGGTAGGTCAGCCCTTTGCTTCCTATCAGGTAACTGGAGGAACTTTTGTCGGTATTACTGACAATCGTACTAACTACATTCGTGATGGCTATCAAGTTAACGACATTCTCTATGCCACTATAACTCTCATTACAGACAAGGTAAAACTGCCTGACTGGTCCACTTACAAGGTAGTCGATGAGGCTGCTTTTAAGGCTTATGAGGGCTTAATGAGAAAGAAAGACATCTCTACCGAGGACTTTCAAAAGGCAATGGGCTATAAGAAGAAAGCCTTAGAGCCAATCTATGTAGATAGACTTACAGAACTTTTACGATATCCTAACGACTATGAGACCTTTCAAGATTTGGTAGCCAACTCAACTGGTTGGAAGCTAATTACTGGAGGTCGTTGTATTTGGGCTCAGATGCTTGACATGGGAGCCAATCAAGGCAAACCCTATCAGTTACATAACCTACCTTATCAAGAGGTATCCATTATAGCATCTACCAACTTATTCCCCATTGTTGAGGAAGGGTATATGATACCAGTCCTCTCTAATGCTTTATTCCCTAAGAGCCAAGTTTTACATGACAAATACCAGAACTATGACTGGGATGTCAACGGAGCTCACCTTTATGGTATGAGCCCACTTAAGGCTGCTCTAAGGAGACTTAGCCGGTCTAACTCAGCCATCAAGGCTAGTGCGGCCATGCTCGAGAATCAAGGGGTTAAAGGTGTACTTTATGTTGATGACCCAAGAGTCATGAATGGTGGGGTAGATGTTGCCGATACAAGAAAGCAAGTAGAAGCTATTAAGAGTAAACTTGTAGGCAAAGGCGAGTGGGTAGGATCAGAAAACTGGGGCCGCATTGGTGTCTCTGGTTACAAGATGGGGTGGCAATCTGTTGGGCTTAACCCAGTGGAGCTGTCTATCATTGACTCTGAGAAATGGGATTTGAAGCGGTTTGCATCCGTTTATGGGGTGCCTAGCCAGTTGGTAGGTGATTCTGAGTCTAGCACATATAACAACGTAAGAGAGGCTGAAAAGGCCCTTACAACTCGTTGTGCGATGCCAGCCCTAGTATCATTCCGTAACCACTTTAATAGAAAGCTACAAACAGACTGGGGATATAAGGGCCAGAATGTTTATATAGACTTTGACCATACCGTATTTACAGAACTGCAAGAGGATGTAGTCGAGAAGTCTAGCTGGATTAAGGACCTTAAAGCCCTTAGCCCTAACGAGCAAAGAATGCTTCTTGGATTAGAGAGAATTGACAATCCGCTGTTTGACGAGCCTTGGATAACTACGCAAGATGGTATGCCATTTAGCGAGTACGAAGCCCCAAACATGGATTTGAGTGATGTAAATAACGAGGATGAAGATGACCTCGATAATGAGTGAGGTTTACAGAACCTATCCCATAACCAAAAGGGAAAAGTGCTGTGCCTTATATAAAGCAAGAATGGAGGCTAAGCGATTAGTCTTAAAAAATAGATTGATGAATGACCAACAAGGAGAGAAAAGAGTATGCGGAGAACTTCTCGAGAATCAATCGAAAGTTTGCCAAGACCCACTTCCCTAAGGTCAAAAGACAACTTGATAAGGTTGTCAGTTCTTTGATAGGTACAATAAAAAGAGTAGGAGCCAGGCAGGCCCAGACAATGCTTAGAACTCAGCTCTGGAATGATGAGCTCTATAAACCCATTGAGAACATCTACAAGCAAGTGGGTGTATATCATGCCAACCAGATGTATAAGTTAATCCGCAAGGAAGCTAATCAAAAGGGGATAGGCAGAGATGAGAGATGGATTAAGTTTATAGTTGATGAGCTTGAAAGGACCTTGCTTCAGTATGCGGTTGTAAAGACCTCAGAGACCCTAAGGAACCATTTGCTGCTTGTCTTACAGAATGCCATTATAAAAGAGCAGACTGTGGATGAGATAGTCAAGATTCTACAAGACTCTGGCTTTACCTCCATGCAAGCCGAAAGGATTGTCAGAACTGAGATAGGTAGGGCAGCAAACACTGGGATAAAGGCAGCAGCCGAGTCATTTGACTACCAAATGGTCAAAGAGTGGATTGCCTTCAGAGATTCGAGGACCAGAGGTTTTAAGCCTGAGCAACCTAAAGACCATTTTCACATGGATGGTCAGGTGGTGGACTTTTACGACAACTTTGTGGACCCAAGGAGTGGTGAAAACATAGAATACCCTTTGGCTCCGGGTGGTTCAGCAGCAATGGTCATAAATTGCAGATGCTCTTATATTGTTGTACCTAAAAGAGATTCGAGAGGAAGATTAATAAATAGGGGAGGTGCTTGATCGGCTACGGCCAATACTGCGGAATCATGAAATAATAACCAGGGTCAACCCTCCCAAAATATTGAATATGAAAAGATACTTTGAACAAAAGACAGTAAGCAACTCAGTGCAGGATGTCTCTACGACAACTCGCAAAGTAAAGGTTGCTATCAGCCAAATGGGCTCTAAAGACCTTGACAATGATGTCATTGACTTTAATGCCTACAACAAGACAATGGCAGAGAGAGGTCCTAAAGGGGCTAACCTCATCTGGCATCTGACAGACCACAACCCAAGCCTAAAGTCAGCTATTGGCAAGTTCTCTGAGTTGTATGTAGAAAAGGACTATCTGGTAGGTATTACTGATGTGCCTAACACTACATGGGGCAATGATGTGCTTGAGTTCTACAAATCTGGTCATATTAACCAGCATTCGGTAGGGTTTAGAACTATCAAAGCTGAGAACCAAAAGAGTGCAGAGGGTGAGTACAACCTCATCAAAGAGATATTGCTTTTTGAAGGTTCTGCTGTCCTTTGGGGTGCTAACCCTAACACCCCTACCATTGAGGTAGGTAAAAGCCTGAGTGGTCAAGAAATCCTTGACAACCATGCTAAACTTAGCAAAGAGCTGAGCATGCTCTTAAAGTCATTGAAAGATGGCCGCTTCTCTGATGATGCCTTCGAGTTTATCGAGATTAGAGTAGCACAAATAAACGAGGCAATAAAATCACTTATATCTGTTGAAGCCACTCCTAAAGTAGAGCAACCCGAGCAATCAGTTGCAGAAGCTAAGGAGCCGGAGGTTGATTTAAGCGGATTGAAGCATAACTTAAATAACTTATTAACTAAATTAAATTCCTAACAATGGAAGAATTGAAAAGCATCGAGACTGCAGTAAAATCAGCTACTGAGTCTGTTGAAAAGATGAAAGCTGCCAATGAGGCTGCTATCGCTGATGTAAAAAATGATGTAGCCGAAGTAAAGGCTGCTGTGGTAACTATGGATGAGGCTGCTAAGAAGAACCAAGCTGCTCTTGATCAACTGATTGCTGAGAAGTCAGCTAAGAAGGTTGACAACAAGAACAAGTCTTTCGGTGAGGCTTACAACGAGGCTATCGCTGAGGCTTTTGAAGCTAAGCAAGCTGAACTCAAAGAGTTCCAAAAGAACAAGAATGCCAAGCTGACTATCGACCTTAAGTCAGTAGGTACAATGACCCTCGGAGACAACCTCAGTGGTGATGGTGTAGCTAACTACAACCAGCGTCAAGGTTTGGTGCCTGCTCAGAAGATCAACATGCGTGATCTTATCCCTACTGCTGTATCTCCTACTGGACTTTATGTAACCTATCGTGAGACTGGTACTGAAGGTTCTATTGGTGTTCAGTCTGAAGGTATTGCAAAAAGCCAAATCGACTACGATTTGACTGAAGTAAAGGTTGTATCTGACTACATCGCTGGCTTTGCTCGTTTCAGCAAGCAGATGATGTTCCAATTGCCTTTCTTGCAGAACACTTTGCAGAGAATGCTGCTTCGTGATTTCTACAAGAAGGAGAATGCTACCTTCTTTAGCACTGTATCTTTGGCTGCTACTGGTTCAACTACTACCTCTGCAACTGTTGATGCTGAGCAACTGGTTGACTGGATTGCTAACCAACTGGCTGCTAACTTCGATGCCTCTTTTGCTTTGGTATCTTATCAGCAGTGGGCTCGCTTGCTCAAGACTAAGCCTTCTGACTACTCTGTGCCTGGTGGTGTTGTAATCGACCCTTCTGGTAACGTACGTATCGCTGGTGTACCTGTAATTGGTGCTTCTTGGGTAACTGATGACAAGGCTCTGATCATCGACTCTAACTATGTAGAAAGAGTTGAGACTGAAGGTCTGCGTGTTGAGTTCTCTTATGAGGATAGCGACAACTTCCAAAAGAACTTGGTAACTGCTCGTGTTGAGTGCTTTGAGGACATTAACCTCCTCCGGACTGATGCTGTTATCTATGCTGACTTTGGTAATGTCTAATATAGGTGCTGTGGTTTGATGTGGTGGGGCCGGTTTCGGCTGGCCCCTTTTTTTAATAAATCTGTATGCTGTATAATCTACTTATTGACTGGAAAGTTGTTAGCGATGTTACTCCTATTGAGGAGCCAGTGCAATTACAAGAAATGAAGGATTATCTTCGTCTTGAAGGCTTTATAACAAGCCCACTAAATACTTCATCCACTTTTATGGATGATAATTTATTGATTGAGTCAATGATAGTTTCGGCTAGGGAACGGATAGAGGAGTTTACTGGATTATATCTCAGAAGAAGGAATGTTCAAATAGAGTTTACCAACTTAGCTGGTAACTTTGAGATTCCGTTCCAGCCAGTCAACTCAATTAGCTATGTCTATGATGATGAAGGGGATAGCATTGCAACTGATGACTTTGAGGTGTCTATGAACAATAGAATCTTTAAGAGCCCTCATTTACCAAACATGCAAATGACCTTTCAAGCGGGTTATTCTTTGGCTACCTTGCCAAAAGGGTTAAAGGAAGCTATAATGAAAGAAGTAGCCTATCGCTATATCAATAGAGGGGATGAGAATGTAGATGGATTGAGTAAAGAGGCTATGAAAATTGCTTCAGCATATAAAACCACAAACTGGTTAGGTTAATGGGAATAGGTAACTATAAGCCAATTAAATTGTATAGATATGATCTTGGACTGCCATCTCAAAGTGGCAACTATTCCGAGAACTCAACTGTTAGCTATTTATTATGGGCTGAGGTTACTGATGAAAGTGGGAGTAGAACCGTAAACGATGGAATGGTATCTCTTAATGATACTAAATCCTTTAGAATATATTATAGAGGTTACAACCCTTATGCCAGATATAGAATAGAATATTATGGTAATTTCTATGAGATAACTGCGGCTAGAAGAATTGATGAGAAACGATTTAACTGGGTACTAACAGCAAGCACAATACTTTGATAAAGATTAATGTCATAGGGGTAGAGAGTTTGCAAAAGCGAATTGCCAAAGCTTCAAATGATGTTAAGGTGCTCGTTGATGCGGAATTGCAAGCATCTGCTATGGACTTTGTTGCATTAGCAAAGAGAGACTTAGCAACACAAGGGGGCGATCGTGGAACCTTGTTAAGGTCTATTGCCTACACAAAAGAGAGCAACATGGCTTATAAGGTTAGTGCAAATGCGGTTTATGCTCCATTCATAGAATTTGGCACTAAGAGTAAATTCAACCCTTATCCTGGCACAGAGCAATTTGCTGCCCAATTTAGGGGAACAAAGCAAGGAGGAGCTATTAAGCTCATCGATGCAATTAAGGGGTGGGTAAAAAGAAAGGGGATTGCTAAAGGCAAGGAAGCCGATAGAGCAGCCTTTTTAATTGCTCGTTCTATATTTAGGAATGGTATTAGTCCAAAGCCATTCTTTTACAAGCAGATTATACCGGTTAGGACTAAATTATTACAGAATCTAAACAGAGTGTTAGATGCCATATAAAGCAGCATTGCCAGCCTTAAAGAATGCATGGTATGAACTTGTGTCTATGAATGCACAATTACCTGTGTTTAAGGATGTTGTGCCTACTGGTACAACTGGCAGCTACATACTCATTAGTGGAGAAACATCAAGCCAATCAGAGTATAACAACTCTGCATTTTTACAGACAGCGGTAATAAGATTAGAGATAATTGTAAAAGCAAATGTAATCCCAAATCCTTTTGCGGCTGAGTTTAATATCCAAATATTAAATAATCAAATAATGCCAACACCAAACACAACTAACCTTGTTGTAACTGATTTTCAGATTACAAGTGTTAGAGTCCAGTCAATAGACCAATTAGTAGAAGATGATGGGTCAAATCCGACCTTTAGATACATAATTAGATACGAGCATTTGTTAAACCAAATATAAATAAAATAAAATGGCAGATCCTACAACAATCTCCGGCAGTGTAATGTTCATTGAATATTCTGACACTCCCGCAGGTGCAAGAAAGTCGGCTGTATGTCAGAGTGAGGGATCATTCGATGGCAGCCGCAATGTGGTTAGTGATGAAACTAACTGTGGAACCCTTAAAACATTAGGACCTCAAAACAACCGATTCACTCTGAATGCAGTTGTTGATACAGCTCCTGATGCTACTGAGGCTTCTTTTAATGATTTCCAAACGATGTATGCTAACAATACTAAAAAGTATTGGCATCTCACCGATTCAGCCGAGACTGTCTATCATGGCGGTTATGGTTGGATTGCCTCTTTAGGTCAGCAGAACGTAAGCGGTCAGACTGCTAAGTTTACAATGACTATTGAGATTGAAGGAGACATTGATACTGAACCTACAAGCTAATAACACATGAAACAAATCACACACACAATTGGAGGCAAAGAGGTTACATTGGATGTCGGTAAGATGTGGTTCTCAAAGTTCTACGGAGAGGCTACATCTTCTGACCCTCTGTTAATGTCTGAGCTTCTAAGTAAGCCTGACAAACAATTTGATTTTATTTGTGGCCTCGTTTATGGTGGGTTGAACTGCTATAACAAGGTCAACGGCATTAAGGAGTTTATCTCTATTGAGCAGGTCCAAGATTGGGTCGGTGCAATGGATGAGACCGATGCTGCCAGTCTTATCAATAAGTTTGTCGAGGCTAATAAACCTAAAGACCAGGGGGAAGACCCAGCCCAAGTGGCAAATCCTTAACTTGGGATGAGATGAGGTCGGAAGCCTTTGGTCAGATTGGCCTGCTTCCGGTTGACTTTTACGGTTTGGAGGTCGATGAGTACCTTTTGTTGAGAAAGGGATATATCGAAAAGGTAAAGACAGAGTCTTTGTTATTGAGGTTTCAGACAGCCTTAATATGCGAGGCTTTGATAGGTAAGGGCAATGGGGCTAGGTTTGTCATGGATAGCTGGCAGCTTGAATCTAAAGAAGATATCAGCCAAGAGCAAATCAGAGCACTCCTTAAGGCCAAGAAAGAGAAAGAAGCCCTAAAAAGGCTTAAAACAAAGCAGAATGGCTGAATTGCAGATACAGATAGCGGCAGATGTCAATAGTGCGGTAAAGGGATTAAATTTAGTCCAAGCCGAGATGGTAGATACTGGCAAGGCTGCTACCACGATGGGCAATTCTGTTACCCAAGCCACAACCAAACTAAGCCAACTACCTCAACAAGCTAACCAAGCTGGTACTGCTGTGGGCAATCTTAGCCGAATTGTGCAAGATGCCCCTTTTGGTTTTATAGCCATCTCTAACAACTTACAGCCATTATTTGATGACTTTCAGCGACTAAAAGCAACAACTGGGTCAACTGGGGGTGCTTTTAAGTCTTTAATCACTGCCATTGCTGGCCCTGCTGGTATTGGGTTAGCCTTTGCGGCTGCTACTTCTTTAGTTACTGTATTTAGCAAAGAGATATTTGGTTCTGGCCAAGCGGCCAAGAAAGCCAAAGATGATATTGCTGAGTTTAACAAATCCTTAGACGATGCTCAAGCCTCGGCCTTATCTAGTGGCTTACAACTGCAAAAGTTTGTAGAAATAGCCAAGAATGGCAACTTACCACTTCAGCAAAGAAATGAGGCTTTAAGCAAAGCCAATGATATTCTGGGCGAATACGGACAAAAGCTGACATTAACCAATGTTGCTACTGCCAGAGCCACTGAATTAGTCAATCAATATACACAAGGGTTGATTGCTCAGGCTTTGGCTAACCAGTTGGCTGATCGGGCGGCTACTTTGTTAATTAACCAAGCTAATGCCCAGAAATCAGTAACAGAGGCTCAGTTGGCTTATAATAAGGCACAAGCAGCCTTTATTAATAGGCCTCAGCTCAGTCTGAGAGAGCAAGAGTTAGGTCGTGGCCAAACCTTTATAATTGAGAGAGATAATGCCTTAAAAGCCCTCAATCAAAGGCAAGAGGAGTATGCTAACATTACTAAGGAGATTACCGGTGTAACTACTTTATTTAATGAGCAAGCCTTAAAGTCAACTAATTTACTTGGCAATGTTGGGCAAAAGGTTAAAGGGGGGAAGGTTAATGTAGATTTTGAGGTCATACCTGGGATTAGCAATCTTTCAGAGTTTGAGGCAAAATTAGCTGGCCCTTTGCCTAGTTTATTGCCTGACTTACAAAAGGCTATCAAGAATATACAAAACGACCCTAAGGATGTAAAGATTCCTATTAAACCAAATCTTCAAGCAACTGAAGCAGATAAAGAGTTTGTAGATTTTGCCAATAGCATAAGTCAAGCATTGCAGAATGCTTTACAGCAAGGGTTAGAGGGTATCGGAGAGAGCTTTGGTAACCTTTTGTCAGGAGATGATTTTGGCAAAGGAATTTTAGATGTAATTAGTTCACTACTTACTGCAATAGGTAAAGCGTTAATCGCTTACGGTATTGCAAAAGATGGTATTGATAAAATATTAGGAGCTGGGGGTATCGCAATCCCAGGGGTGGCCGCAATAGGAATTGGTATTGCCACAATAGCTGCTGCATCTCTGCTAAAGAACTTTGGAGGTGCAAGAGCATTAGGTGGCCCAGTTAGTGGTGGAACTCCTTATCTTGTAGGAGAAAGGGGGCCAGAGTTATTTGTGCCTTCAGTAAGTGGGGGAATTGTACCAAACAATCAAGTAGGATCAATGATGGGTGGTAGAGGCAATGGTGGTGGTTCGGGAATGTCTGTTCTAAGAGGGCAAGATATTTTACTGGCTTATGCCAGAACACAAAGAAGTCAACTAAGAGTAAATGGCTAATTTTTACAAAGGTAGTTTTGTTAATACGCAAGTAGATTATTCGGACAATAGCCCGAATGAGCAGACTATTTATGTAAAGATTACAAACACAGCAGAAAATGATTTGACTGAGGTCGAACTAGAGACAGCAGATGCCCCAGTAGTTTTACAGACCGTTGACAACTCAGAGGATAAGTTTACTCCTATAAAAAGTAAAAGCTGCAATTTAAGAGTATTTACTAATGATGAGGTAAATGCCATGACCTTTGCTGGAGGTGGCGATCAGCAATATAAAGTAGAGATTGCAGTAGGCACTGAGTCAGATGTTATATTTACCGGTTGGCTTTCTATTTCTGACTTAGGCCAGACCTTTCAGCCAGACCCTAATGTATTAGAATTAACTGCCACTGATGGAATTGCTTTTCTTAGGGATTTGCCCTTAACAGATAATGAGAGTAGGAACTTAACAGGTCCTCATCCGCTGATTAAATATATTAGTTGGTGCTTGCAAAAGACTGGATTAGAGTTGCCTATCTGGGTGGAAATGAATGTTTTAGAGGTTTCTGCCACTTACGATGTGGCTGCTGACCACTTTTACAATATGCTCTATATTAATGCTCAGACCTTTGAAACGAACATTGGGGAGCTTGAGAATTGCTTTTCCGTATTAGAGAAAATACTTAAAGAGTTTTGTGATATAAGCCAGCAAAAGAATGTTTGGTTTATCCGTTCAACAGATGAGGCTGGGTATGCAATAAAGAGAGTTTGTAAGTTCGACTATGCAGGCGACCCTATTGCCTTTGATGCCCCTTTTCTGGTCAAAGATATTGGGGCTAACTATGACATAGCCTTTATGAACGATGATGCGAGGTTAAGCCTCCAAAGGCCCTATAAAGCGGTCCATCATACCTTTGACTACAACTACCCAGCCGAGATTGTACAAAATATAGATTTTGAGAGGGGTGAGGTCGTTTCTGCCCCTGATCCTACTGCTGCCAACTCCACTGGGGTTTATCGGCCTGAGGGATGGGTATTGGCTAGGGCTGGAGATGGTACTGGAGGGGCTTGGTTAGACCTTTATCAGCAAGCAGGAGCCAGAGGGGAGCTGATTAAGGAGTTTGAGTACGGCTACGAGAAAGAGAGATATTTTGTAGTCGAGCATGAGGATGTACCTGGAACTGACTACATCCACTATCTAAAGAGTACACCCTTTTATGTACAAAAGGGAGATAAGCTACAAATCTCAGTCGATATTGGGCAAGACACAAATTTAGGCTTTATAAACCCAGTCCATGTTTGGCTAGAAGCCGATACCGAATACTTTACATGGTATTATGATGCAACAAATCCAAGTTCTATCATTAATGAATGGGTGAGCAAGCCAAAGCCATTGACTGCTTCAATAGCAGACAACCCTTTTACGCAACAATGGCGATTAAGCATTGATTCGGCTCTTGATGCAACTGATGAGCTTCCAAAATATACAAATATTAGCTCAGAGTTAGAGGTGCCTGCCAATGGTCGCATTTGGGTTAGATTAACTGTCAATGCCAATATAACAGCTCCTTTTTATTATAATAATTTAAGCATTAACCTAACTCCTAGGATTAATGGCTCTTATGCTAAATACAAAGGGCAGCAGCATACCTCTGAGCAACAAGTAGATAACATGGCGGTCAGAAATGAGACTGTTTATGTGTCTGATGCTCTTAGAATTGAAATGAAAGGGGCTTTGTTACTAACAGAGTTAGGCGATACTTTATACAATGGCAATGCTATCTTTGCTGCTGGCAATGGTGTTAACTTAGATGGCTTTTATACACCTTACTTCAACATCAATGACTATGTAGATGTTAGCTTTACTAGCCTTAATAATGGCAAGTATCGAATTGTGGCGGTAGAATACTCACTTATCCCTAATAAAACCATCTTAACCTTTGCCGAGCCTACACAAAGCGAAACGGTAGGAGCAGCACAGTTAAAGGCCTATGACTATACTTTATCTGGCAACTTTTACGACTCAATAGAGTTCCAGGGTAGCCCACCCCAAGAGGATCAGCTACCTTATGGACAGCATCAGAACCAAGCGGTCTGGAATCAATATAACCGAGTCTTTACAGCCTTTGAGGCTACTTGTGATGGCTTAGATACTGATAAGACTTATGATGGATTGCCTGACTTACCAGACTTGCTTCATGTTTATAGGCAAAGAGATACACACCCAGCTACCACAAATAAACTGTTCAAGCTGCTGCATTTCGAGCAGGATACCGATAACTGCGAATGGGGTCTTTATATGATTGAGGTTGTAGATAGTACAATCCCCAAAACTTATGAAGGTCATTCGTTCAAATATATACAAGAATGAACGATGGTAAAGTAGTCAAAGGGGCCAATATGATTGCCTCTATCAAGGTAGATGGCAACTTCTATCCGGTATTTTGTGCCAAGTCATGCTCCTTTGAGATTACAAATGAGATAATAAATAGGACCTCAGTCAATGATGGCTTATTCACAAAAAGGCGAATAAGAAGGACTGAATGGTCTGGCTCGGCTTCTGGGGTGCTTGTAACAAATAATGATGCAAATCGTTACAGCCCTTTCTATCTGATACAAGAATCAGTCAGAAGGGCAGCCCTTGAGTGGCAGTTTGAGTTCACTAACTTAGATGGCGATATCAGAACTATTGAGGGCGAGGCCTTAATACAAAACCTACCTATTTCTGGGGATGTGCAATCTTTTGTACAATGTACGGTAAACATTATCGGCACTGGAGCCTTTTTAATGGATGTTAGCCCCTCTAGCCCATCTTTGGATGAGGATGTCGATTCCGACTACTGGGTAACGGTAGCAGGGCAAAACGCAATACAAGGCTTGTCAGTTTATGGCAAGACCTTACAAGGCAAGACCATTCTGGGAATAGCCAGAGAGGGTACTGTCTATGATCCTATCACTACGGGAAGTCCATCAAATCGGACTGCATTATTTAATAGTGCATTAGGAAGGATTACTTTTGATTCAAATATACCTTTTAATCCAGGCGAGACAGTCTGGGCAATGTGGAAGGACTAATGACATTGAGACAAACATATTACCCAGTGCCGGGAGATAGCAATGTATTTGATGCGGCAATAGCCTATGTCAAAATGCTTTTTGTGGCTCGAAGTGGGGTCACTTATGATGTAATTACAAGTGTCAACGATATTATGATTACAACTAGGCAAGTGCATTATAATCCATCAACTGGGATAATTCAGTTTGATGCCAATATACCTTTTAACGAACAAGAATCAATAAATGTTATCTATGATACGAATATTTAAGCTCGTTTTATTGTTAGTAGTCAGCCAAGTAGCTTTTGGGCAAGCTCCCACTAACTACACTAATATCAATGGTAGATACCGTTGGATTGCTGGCATGTTTGACTCTACCTTTCACATTCCAAAGGGTACGACACCTAGTTTAAGAACTGGGGGTTCAACTAATGCTGGGGCTGTATTTTATAACACCTCTGATTCAAGTGTTTATACCTATACTGGTACACAATGGATAAAGTTAAGAGGTACTATTATAGATACTACTTCTTTATCTAATAGAATAAACCTAAAGCTAAATATTTCTGACACAGCTTCTATGTTGTCTCCTTATCTGCGTAAGGTTGACACCACTAACAAGTTCGTTACTCAAGTCTATAAAAAGAATGGGTCAGATTCTGTCTTTTATGTCAGAGGTGGCAATCATTTATGGGCTTTTAATGATAGTAGTGGTGCTGCTGGCGGTGGCGGTGGAGGTAAAATTTATTACTTTAATGGTGGTGTCGCAATGGGTACTTTTGGTGGTCTCACTATGTATGAATTAGGCGATACAGCCAACACTGGGGCTGCTGCTAACTTTACAAGG